CCAAACCAACCGCTATTACCGCCTCTACAATTATAGCACTGGCAAACATAAAATTAGCAGAAATATTAATATTTGTTACGTTATCTCCAACAACTGTTGGCATTACAAATAAAGCAGAAGCAGTTAATGGTGTTGCATATATATTACTTTCATAATCTGCTGTAACAGATGGATTAACAATATTTGCATTAGCAATCAATGCAACAGTTGATTGTGTATTTGATGTACTGATTATTGGCATTGGAAGATTTGCATTTGAACCAATAAAGAAATCTGCTAACCATACTTTATTTAATCTTACTGGCATTGCATTGTAAATATTTGTTACAAGAGTTTGATTTGCGCCAGTTTGTGCCCAATATAATTCATCAACTAAAATTGAAATATTTGCTGGTGTTGCTGGTAATGCAGTAACATTAAATGGAGTGATTAAGCCACCAGCAGATAATCTTGGATAATTATATAACTCATCATTTGCTGGAAGTGATGTTGCACTATTTGTTGTAGTACCAGTATATGTTCCAAGATTGACAGTAGATGCCAATACGCTATCTACATATAGATTTACAGTATTATTATTTACATTGGTATGATTGAAATTTATTAATATAAAATGTCTATTTCCATCAAACAAATTATAATTAGATGCTGTAGGCGAATCAATGTGCGTTCCAGAACCATTATTAAATTGTAAATGAAGTTTATTTTGATATTGATATAAAATCACATGTTGATTATCTTTATATCCATTCAAATTCCATAAAACCTTTAAACCATTATTTGATGTATCTTGAGGAGAACTTTGCATCCAAAATGCTGAATGATATGTTGCTTGTCCAGTTCCCCATGTGTCATCCCATTCAGATTCTTTCATTACAATTCCAGAATTTACATAAGTTTGTGAAGGTGTTAAAACTGATTTATTGTTAATTCCATATCCTGGATTTACAACGCTTCCTCCAATTTCTGCAGAAACAACTGCATAATCATTATCTGAACCATAATCTATAATTGGATCTTGACTATCAAGTGTTATATATCTAAATGGTGCAACATATGTTTGTATATATGAAAAATATGTTCCATCAAGAGCAAAAGTATTATTTCCTTTTTCTGCATATGCCGTTAAAGGTTCTGCATTTTTTGTATAATCTGGAGTTCCATAAAATATTGGATTTACTGATATTGCTGAAGCAGTAATTGCATTTACTAAAATGTTAATATAATATTGGGCATCAATTGTTGGACTAACAAATTCTTGTGATGCTGTTATTGGTGTTGCTGGAAAATTAACATTAGATACCAACAATATATTTGGATTAGGGAATGAAGCATTTGCAGTCATTTCATCTACAGCAAGTACTTTATTTGGACTAAAATTTGAAATAAAGTTATAATGTGATAAAATTTCACTTGCATCTAATGAATGATCATATATTGCAATTTCATCATAAAATGGTGCAATCATTACTCTAGAAGTATTGTTGTTTAATACAAAAGATGATAATGCACTATTTACCCCATTTTCTGTAGGATTAAAAGTTGATGATGTAGTTGATTGAAGCAATATTCCATCCAACCAAACTTCTATTTGTTGATAACCCAATATAGTTTCATTTGCATTAATAACAAAATGATGCCAATTATTAATACTAACTTGTGACTTATTAAATGTAGCAGTAACTTCTAAGGTTGTAGTATCTACTAAAAATATTTTAAGTGATTTTGTAGTCCAGTTTGATCCAGATGCTCCTGTTGCATAAGAAATAAAATATCCATTGCTAAACCATTGTGTAATATTAGTTGTACTTGGATTCCAATCATAAGTTTGTGGTTTAAACCAAAATTCATATGCCCAAGTTTTAGTTTTATGCATAGTTTTTAATGCATCGATTCCAGTAGTACCACCAATTGTAATTTGATGATTAGTTGGACTACTTGCTAAATTTGTTTGCCAAGCATTACCATTTCCAATAAAAGAAAGCGGAGATCCTGCATTAGCAGTAATAACTCCAGAATCAAAGGTAGTTGTAAATATTGTATTACCAGAATTAACTGTTGCTGGACTATTTCTTTGTCCATCATAAATATAATAAATTGGATCTAATTGTTTTACTAAATTAAAATAATTTGCTGATACTGAACCAACGCCATTTGCCATTAATGCAGATGCAGTCATTGGGGCAGGGAATTCAACATTATCATCAGGACCAAAACTAAATGGCTGAATCATTTCTGCAGAAGCGGTTGCTTCATTTGCAGGATAACTTATTGAATTGCCTGCAATAGAATCATGTGTTCCAATATCAGCAGTTGCTGTTCCAAAATCTCCAGCATTAATTGAAATATTGATTTCTGTTATAACACTTGAAGGGTTTACCATTAAGGCTGATACTGATATTGATGTAACAATTTCTGTATGATCATTAAATGTAAAAGATAAAGTTGGTTCAGTTAATAAGGCTGTTACTTGTCTATATAAATCTTCATAATTTACTGATCCAGAAACAGATAAATAAGAAATTTCAGCATTTGCAGTTAATGAATCTGATGTAATAGTTACACCAATTGTTGTTGATATTACTGGATCTGGAATATTTGCATTTGTTGCAGTTGCTGGAGTTTCTGTAATTGTTATATTTGTTGCCATAAATCTTGATTTGGTTGCATCATAATTATCTGCAACTTCTTGTGCAGTGAGTTGACGATCATACATATAAAATGCACCAATCTGACCATCTAATGGATCTGTAAATCCTGTATTAGTACTAGCCCTATATCCATTTCCTAGATATAAAGCATTTGTTTCAGTTATTGCCCAAGTTTGAGTATATCTTGAAGGACTTGTAGTTAAAGCAGTACCATTTTTATATAATTTAACTGAACCATCAACATTTTGTCCATTCCAAGTTACTGTAACAAATACCCATTCATTTGCTGAAATAGTTGATGTAGGAGATGCAGGTATTGATTCAACATCATCATTAAGTGTTAAATCTAATACTCCATTATTCTTAACTCTAAAAATATATCCATCGAAACCATTAAGGTTTGTAAGTTTTCCAGCCAAACCACTATGAACAGTTCCAGTTTTTAATGTATCTAATTTTACCCACATCTGTATTGTTCTGTTATCTGTTGCAGCAGGTACTCCAGTTACAGCAACATTGTGTGGAACAGAAACTCTTCCAGTAGTTCCACTAAAATCTAAAACTCCACCAAAATCTGAACTATATGCTACTGTGGATCCCGCAATTGTTCCATTATATGTACCGCCTCCAGAACCAAGATTAGTTACAGTTGTGCCAGTTCCTGGATAACAAGAATTATTTGAAAAATCATAATGAATTTGTAAATTAGAAGTTGTTAAAGCCATAAAAAAAGACTACGCCACTAAAGACGTAGTCTCAATCCCCTCCCCAATAAAATCTGGTGTAATTGCAGAAATACTATGTCCACTAATAGAAGGGATAGATGAAGCCAGGTAGATATGGGTAAAACCATCAATGTCAACAGAAATATTAATTTCTGTAATAACTTTGGCACTAATCATTTCGGCTTTACAGCCCATAACTAATGCATCTACCTGGATCAAAGTATTCATTATGCTACTGTTACTCTCACAATACCAGTTGAATCCCAAGTAATGGTAAAGTTACCATTTGAAGATGACTGATCTGATCCGAAATCAACATATCCTACTAAAGGACGTGTTGCATTTGTAGCAGGTGAAGCATCATAAACAACTGCATAACGAGCAGTAATTGTAGATGAAGACCAAGTTACATCATCAGCATCAAGCACGATTGTGTTTGTTCCTGAGTTATATGTATTGGTTTTATTTGTTAAAGTTAGACCACCAGATGTATACCCAGTTGCTCCTGAGACTTCGTATGTTGATACGTCATCAAAGTAGTTATGTGCATCTTGATCAGGTGTATAAGAGTTGGTCAAAAGAGCAACCTTAATTGTGTCTGTGTCCCAGTCAATTTCTTTGTTAAGAGCCTGGGATAGGAATTGTCCGTATAGTTTAGAAGCCATTATTCAATCCCCCTTATGATGCAGTCTTCTCAACAATTGCAAATGCACCAGCATCAGCAATCGCAAAGCCACGACGAATGCGTGTCTTAAGAAGAACTCCATCTTTAGAAAATTCTGCATCACGAGAAACTACAGACTCTACTCCACCACGAACACCGTTGATAAGCATCTGACGGTTTCCGCAAATAAGAAGAGCATTGCCTGAAGGTGAATCTGTTGCAGCAGCAGAACGAGCAGCACCATAAGATACTACAAGTGGATATCCGAATAATGAACCAGGTGTTCCAGCAAGTGGATCTGGTAGAACTAGGTCATTGTTTCCTTTAACCATTCCACGGATTTCCTTAAGCATCTTTGGATGAGCCATCCAAACTGTATTTGCTGCATCAAACTTATTTGAAGCCTCAACAGCACCTAGTGCTGCATTAAGATCTTCATATGAAAGTGCTCCTGCAGTAGGAATTAAATTACTTGGAGCATCATTTGCAACTGCTGTTAATACTGATGTGTATGGTGCATCATCATTACCAGTTTCAACTGCATAAACACCAAGTGTAGCGTTGTCAAACTTACGTGCCCAACGAGATGCCCACTCACGCTTGTAAGTAGTAAGTACATCTACTAGGCTATCGTTTACATCTTCTTCTGAGATGTGCATAATTTGTGCATACTTACGTGCTGTAAGAACTACTTCATCAAGAGTAGCAACTGCTTCTGGGATGGTATTGCCTTCTGCAACAACATCTGGAGCATCAGCCTTAAAGCGAGGCACAGTTTTTGTACGGGATGCCATGGCTTCACGACGAGCAAAACGCTCAACTGCTGAATTAGCAATTAAGTCTTGGATTACTGATGAACCCTGCTCTTCGAGAATATAACCATTGGCTTCTGTTAAATCTGTTCTAGCCATTTTGTTTTTCTCCTTTAGAAAATAAAATTTTTTAAAATATTAGGAAATGATCGTCTAATCTATCCATAAACTATGACAACGTCCATTGCCAATAGTATAAGTATATTGTATCAGATTATTGCTGATTTACCTAGTATTTTTGCTGCTTGCATTTCGCTTGCAGAATATTGTGTGCTTACAGATGCTTTGATAGCAGTATCTGCTTGCCCACCAACACGAACTTTTGCATCAAAAATCTCAGGAAGATCTTGCTTTAGTTGTTCTAGTTGTTCATTTAACCCAATTACCTCATAATTTTGATCAAATTCAAGGTTTGTAGTATTTATAAACTTTAAAAATCTTGCAGGATCTTTTAAACCTTCTGATGAAAGTTTTTGAACAATCTTTTCTTTTAATAGTTTTCCACTATATTCAGCGATTGCCTGATCTTTGCTATTAAGATCTGTTTCTAGTTTTTCTTTTTCTTCTCTAAATTTTTTAGCATCATTTTTAGCCCTTTCAAGTGCTGCCAAAACAGCCTTTGGATCTTCAATGACTGTTTCTGCATTTTCTTGTGTTTGGTCTATATTTTTATTTTCAGTTTCCAATTTCTCCACCTGTTTCTTCCATTAGTACGTTATTAGTATTTGTATTTTGTGATAAATCGGTCAATGATTGTTCTGTAGCAGCAATTATTCTTGCAACTTCTAAATCATATCCCATTTCAATAAGAACTTGCTCAAGAGATACACCTACAACTCTCTTTTTAACAGCAACTTCCCAATTATCTAGACTATCCATAGATTCTATGTCTTTCCATTTAACTTGAACATTAGGTTCTGCTTGATTATCAATTTTTAAGATAAATCTAAACATATCTGCCCAAGTAGAACCAAATGTAATTTGTCTATCTTTTACTTTAGCAATTAATGGTGCTTCTGCAGTTCTTAATGATTCTCCAGAAGGAATGCTTCCAGTTTTTTCAAAATAATGAAGTGGTGTACAAGTAATAGATGCCATTGAACGAACAAAATCTTTCACTGGCTCTGTAAATACTTTATGATCAGCGGGAGAAAATTCTCCAACCTTATCTACACCTTTAAGATACCAAAGTTCTCCTGGACCATTTTTTAAACGACCAATATTTTCTTCAACTGTTGCTTCATCATCAAAATCTTCAAATTCAGCAGAGTTGCCTCCACCTGATAAAGCATATCTTTGTGGAGCACCTTGATAATCAACTGTTGTCATATGAGTAACAATTAATTTATTAATTGCATCTTGTGGACCATATGCATCTGCATGTTCTGGTCTTCCATATTGTTTAGATGTTCTAAAATGAAATACAGGAATTTCTCCCCATGGATTTTCTACTATTCCAGATAATGCAAATCCATTAGCAGATACAACATTTATAACTTCTCCAGGCATAGTATATTTTTCAATACGATCTGGATAATACATGTTTAAATGTGAAGTTTTTTTAGTATGGTCTAGCGGATCTTCTGATTGCCATAATTTTGCGGCAAATCTTTTAATTCTTGGATTTTCATCATCATAAATCATAATTGTTGTAAGTGGCGAATTATAATCAACAGTTATATTTCCTTGAGTGTCTGTCCAAACAATTGCATAACAATCTCCAAATGCAAGTGCACGACGATGTATCTCATCAGCATCAATTTGCAAATCATTCATTTGCCAAATATCATTGATTTTTCTATTTGCTTCTTCGGTGTTTGCTGTAATATTTGCAATTTCAAGACGATTCAATACAGAATCGACCACAGTTCTTGCAAAATTAAATCTAAAATCTTTTGTAGCATTACTTAACAATCTAAACCATCGATTATTAGGAAAAATCTCAGATTGAGTTCCTTCATAATATGCTTCGGCTGTCAAATAACTATTTCTTCTATCTACTATTGTGTCAATAGCCTTTTTAATATCAGACATGTTGTCTCCTTAAATAATTTATTTGTTTTGTTTCTAATTTTACTGCTTTATTATCTAAAAAATACAAAATGCCAGAAACAACAGCATCTAGTACGTCTTCATGAGCAATTTTTGGGAAAGCCCA